GTTGAGCTTTGATTTGAGCAAGCACTGAGGACCAGTGATTGAAAATTTCGGGAGGTTGGTGGGTGAGTTCAGTAATAAACGACCGACACTTGGATGCTACTAGTTCACGTTGGGTCATGTGAGCTACGGGATTGTAGTATTGGAGAGAGTCGGTTGAGGCACTGAGCTTAAGGGGGGCATCGACTCTGTTCTCGCGAGGGCAAAAGCGGCGACAGAGAAATGAGCATTCAAGAATGCTCACAAAGGGGGCAATAAGGCCAGACTTGTTGGAGGCTGGGGTTACTTTCATGGAAAGAAAGTCCTGGCAAAATTGCTGGATGGTAATAGAATTGAACAAATGTTTAATTCGGTCGTGTACGGAGTGGAGGAGATCATCGCCGTAGTAACCGGAGCAAACGTTATTGCGCATTTCGGTGAGTGGGAGGTTGGTCAACTTTCTGTAGCAGACTTTCTGGTAAATGTCATTGAGCAGGGAATTCAGTTCGGCGGTAATGGGTAGGCCGGACAGAAGCATCCAAATGAAAATGAGGACGTCATTTTGAATAACAAAACCGGCAGCGCAGCTAAGGACTAGCAGACGAACAGCTTTACTGTCACGTTCGGAAAAACCCGAACGTTTGAAGAGACGATAAAGGAATTCGGCAGCCAAAAAGAAAGCAAATTGTGGGTGGTTGTACTCATAACCTGAGTAATCGAGCTCAACGATATTGTCTGGACTAATTGCAACTAGGTTGTCATAAAAGATCTTCCAGTCAACACCGTGGGCATTGATACCTACTTTGGTCGAAAGTTTGGCGTGGTTGGCATGGATCATGTTCATCCACGGGCCGAGAACGCGACGGAAAAGTAAGGTGAGGGAGGTTGGAGCACAGTTAATAACGCGAGGATTCTTAACTTTCTCGAGAGGGCGAATTTCATCTTTGAAAGATGTCTGAAAAATGGCTTGGGGCATGTGGCCATTATAGAGATCTTCTAGCATGTTATCCGTCTCTCGACAAATATCAATCCAATCCTGTTCATCTAATTTGGTCTTGGGGGTCTTACCAATAGCTGAATAGGGATAACCACTGGAGGTGGTCATGGATATCTTGGGCATATCCTTAGTCCCTTCGATTGCTTCTATATTGCTATAGAAAGTTTTCGTAGGGAGGTTAGGATGTTCATCGAGTAGAGCGTGAATGATTTCCTCTTGCAAAGAGGGTTCAATGAGAGGCTCGTCTCGGAGGCGGAATTTCGAATTGGCTTTGAGAAGAGGATCGTCTTGGGTGTAGGTTCTTCTTAAATCAGCAGGGAACTCTGTCAAAGGGGGCAGGAGTTTATGGTGATAAAGAATACTTCTATTAATTTTGGAACGAGCAGCTATCATAGTTCGGGGGGCGACTATGCCAATTGCGACACAATTGGAATTGCAGGCTAGACGTTCATCAAAAGATCTGGAGTTGGACTCAAC